TATGTAGGCATTAGATGTCAGATACAACTCGTTCGTCGCCTTGACCAGCGGCCTCAAGCACAGTGTGTACAAATCTTGCCGCCGATTCATCTTTCGGACGACCCGAATCATACGCTTTCTGAAACTCGGTAAACCCTTGGTCATAAGGACTCTGAGTAGTTGCCTCTACTGAAACACTATCTTCAGCAAGTGCCTGTCTCTGTCCTGCTACTTGCGTATCAGTCTCATTAACAGTGTCCTGCGCCAGTTCCGGTTGTTCAACGGGAACAGTGGAAGGAGCTAGTTCCTGCCATTCAGCTTGTATAGCTTCTGTATCCAGTTCGCCATCGTAAGCCTTAAACAAAAGTTGCCCTGCTTTAGAATCAGTATCAACACCAGCTTTCATAAAAGCCATTTCTCGTTTTAGCTGATCGCGTTCTTGAATTGCTTCACGTCCTCGATCTGCCGCATCTCGAAGTTCTTTTATTCCATTTGGTTCTGCCATATCTATCACTCCTTTGCTATCGCACATAGTCGGAGGAACTATGCGGTGCGTGACTAAATTTGTTTCCCCAGTCGTCACTAGCTGGTTCAACCTCCACTACATACTCATCAGGGGCGTGGGTAAGTCCCGATGGATAAGCTCGCGTCCGGCCAATAATTAGCTCACAGACGGCCTACGGTTAGTATACCTGAATATCAGTCAGGATCAAGGAATATGCACTCTCCGGGGCATTCTTCTGCCGCTTCAATAACACCTTCTAACAGGTGGTCAGGTACTTTAACTGACTCTCCCATACGATGAGTGGGTTCTTTGGGTACAGGAGTGCCTACTTCTCTTACATAAAATAAGCCGTCATCATGCCCGAAGAATACGTCAGGTGCTATCTCTTCGCACAAGCCATCGCCTGTGCATAAATCTTGGTCGATCCAAACTTTTGGCATTAGCCGGGATGACTAGAAAGGAATGCTTCATATGCTTCCTCAGAATCTAGAACTATTGTGGTGTAAGAATACTTAGAGCCATCATCACCCTTACCTAAAGTAACAGTGATCGTTCCGATTAAAGTACCTATAGCAACTAACAAGGCTGTTATTGCAGTAATGAGCTTAACAGTCTTATTCATTTTCGTTGTAGAAGTCTTTACCCCAGTTCTTACTTTGGATAGCTTCTTCAGCTAGATATATACGATCCCAGATCGTGCTAAATTCTGACGGAACCCAAGCAAGCGAAGCGATGATCTCTTTCATCTCATCAACATCACCTTTAATTGTTTCTAAATCACCTGCCATAGCGCTTGTAATATGAGAAGGAGTAAAACGGCTAAGGTCATCGACCCTAGCGCTCCGCAAATCATCAAGACCGCCAGCATTTTCCATGACACCTTGAGATATTTCATCAAGTTTTGCCAGAACTGTACTGTCTGTCCCAGTGTTCCCTTCAATTACCTGCACCTGCTCTTCCAAATCATCGATCCTACCAGCGATACTAGCCGCATTCCATACGACTACTCCACTGGTGATAGCCACGGACATGATGAGTCCGAGGGTTATCTTAGATACTTTGACTTGTTTCAGGTCGGTAACATCAGTCATCTACGTTTAGCTTTACCTGTAGTCTGTCCAGCCCTTAATAACTGACTATAAAAATTCTTTGCCCATGTCGATTTAGCTAATCTTCTTTCGTGTTTATACTCAAGCGCCTTACCACGAGGGTTTGTAGCACCCGGCCCACTAGGAGAACTAGCTTTATAACCACCGCTACGGCGTTTAGTACCCGGATCTAATTGATGCCCTCTACCCATTAGCTTGCCGCCGATGCTGATCCGTCACCAAAGCGTGATGCAACAACACTCTTAACAAGGCTGAGAACAGCAGTAGCACCTGCAAGTCCAGCCGCTTTCATGCTTCCCATATCACCAATGGTGAACACAGCAAGGAACGATTGCGCGAATGTGGCAACCACTCTCTCTAGTACGTCTTTGTTAAACATTATTTACGTTTACCTTTCTTTACCTTCTTATAAGGTATCTTCTTAGCTTTCCCTTTGGAAGAGCTAGTTTGTAATTTAGGCATTGGCACTCCCTATACCTGTAGTCTGTCCACTAATAATAGCACCAGCTTGACCAGTACCACCACCAGCGAATCTAGATATTCTTCGTTGCTTTCTACGTTCTAACATATCTTTTAATTCTAAAGCATCATCCTCACCAGCTATATCAACACCAAATTGTGAGCTGACACCATGTGTTTCATACTGTAAATTAGTATCCTCACTTACTTGTTCAGCGAACAAAGCTTCTTCTTGTTTAAGACTAGCGAAAGAGTTCCATACTTGAGCCTGAGATAAACCAAGATCAGCTATCTGATTAGCCATCTCTGCGTTCCAACCTTCATCTAAACCAGCTACCATCTTACCCCAACCACCTACTTCAGCAGTTTCTATATCATCCTGAACTGATGCCCAATCCTGAGTAGGATCTAAAAACATTTTCATCTCAATAGATTTAGCCCACGTTGGCGAATACCATTGCATCAATGTCTCTTGAACTTCTCTAGGCACAGAATAAGTAATACGTTCTGCTTCAGTTAGCCTTTCATTGACTTCAGGCATACCTACATTATTCTCAATAAGAGTTGTTATTAGATCCCTGTGTTCACCCGTAGTATATTCCACACCGAACTGTTTCAAAGAAGTACCTACATCCTTTTCAAAAGCAATGTACTCACCCGGAGTTGGAATGTTTTTCTCTCCACGTTCCCTCATGTTAGCAATAGCAGGGAATCTTTCTTTGAAAGCTGGCTGGTCATACATTTCTAATAGCGCACGTTCAGCAGTAAAAGAAGGATCTGCTTTAAATTTTGCATGAGCCCATGTCCAAAGAGTAGTAATATTTTCTGTACTCATCCCTGCGTTGCGTAAAGCAAGCATGAATGCATCTTGCATTCTGTTAATAATGCTTTCCGTAGAATCAACCTTTGGAGTGCCGACAGTTTCGATAGTGCCGTCACTATAAACATATGTTACTGTCCCATCCTCATTGTAAATAGTTTCAGTTATTGTCTTAGACGGAGAGTAAGGATCAATAGTACCCGGATGTTCACCACCTGACTGGATCACTGTTCCAGCGATGTCGCCGCCTACTTGCATAGCCGCTTCTGCCTGAGCAGAAGTCATACCAAATGTTTCTTCTAACTGGTCTTGACCGACACGCCACTTTAAAATATCACTACGTATTCTTTCAGCGGCTTCCCAACCTGAGCCACGGCCACCGTCAACTGTGCCACCTATTTCCCCAGCCCATCGTGCAATATCCTCTTGAGTAACAGCAGATTTTAAATTGCCTTGACCTACTGCCCCTAACCTTTCAATAGTTTGAGCTAAAATATTTAACGGATCCATCTCATCTACATCTAAACCCGGAACTGCTCTAGCTAAATCAAAAAGATTGTCTGCCATTAGTAACTACTCCTAAACATACGTGCCGCCCCTGTAATAAAGTCATTATGAAAATCTTTTGATTCGTTAGAATACTGAAACTTATCCATGTTAGTACGAGCATGAGTCATTAACTCTTGTGAACTTCTGAACCGACGGTTCCCATTCTCATCTGTGAACGAATAGTTAGCAAGCAACCAAGGGTCATCAGGTAAAAGACTCGCATCTTCCCATAAGCTTTTAACAGAAAGATACTGTCCATTCAAAACATCATCTAACGTAGCGCCTTTAGCTATATAATCTTCTCTTTCTTCTGGAGTGAACGGCCATTCAATACGATGGAACGCACGTTTAGTTATCTCAGCATCCACCATTTCTTTAGTTAACTTTTCAGACTTGACATCAACAGCCCATTTACGTAGTTCATTATCAGAGAAGTCTTGGAAGTTTCGTTTACCTAAAGCGCGCCATTCGTTCATAAGAGAACGTATACTCCCAACACCAAAGGACATTGTGCCAGACATCTTGTCAATAAAGTTGCCATCTTCGTCAGTCCAGTTAGCAAGGAATTGTTTTTCAATAAGCTGTTTAGCTTTCTCCTTGAACTCGTCTGGTCTGAAACCTTCTCTGTCTTTACCTAATTTAAAGGTTGCACCACCATTAGACATAATAAGATATGCGTAACCTGCAAGTTCAAAATCGTCTATAACACCATTAAGCAAAGCATCCTTGCCGCCTGCATCTCGTATAGCTTCCCTCGCCCACTCTGTAAATTCTAGAATAGCTGAGTTGTATGCATTAGTTTCAGGTCGATCTGCAATGCCAACGATGCCAGTCCAAGGCCGCCAAGCATCCCCACCCATCGTAGTATTCAGAACACTTTCAATGTCACCTTCGCCACCGTAATTGTAGAAGAACTCCATGTGATCTAAGAGTGATTGTTGTTGATCCATCCACCAGTCTTGTGCATATAAACCGTGAGTGTCATCGTAGAAAAAATCATGCTGTAAAGTTTCAATTTCGTAACCAAAATTTTTCCCGTCAGAAGGCACTTCATTAAATTTATCTACCCAAAAATCAAAGAAATCTTCAACCAAAGGATTGGTATCACCCCATAAATCTAACCAATTCCAATCACCTAGCTTACCATCAGCACCCGGAATGTAAGGGATCTGGCTGATAGGGATAGGAGGTGCAACGGGTAAACCTTCCCCTTGTTGTGCCGGCTGACCTTCAGGTGAGAATGGTTCACCCTCTAAAGATTCTATAGTGTTCGTAGGAGAAGCTAAACCTGTAAATGCTGTGAAGGCTTCTGGGAAGTCAGTAAGAGAACCAAGCTCATAAGAATCTATTTGAGCTTCTACAAAATCTTGGAAGTTGTACTCACCAGTACCAGCGTAATCAGCGAACTGCCAGATATTACTAGCCATCATAAAGAAATCTGCGAATTGTTCTAAAACAGCTTCACCTTCAGAACCCAGTTCCATAGTTAACAAAGCTATTATTTCTTCACGGGTTCCAAACCCACCACTACTACGAGTACGAGAGTTATTAAACACCTCATAGATTTCGTCACCGATAGCGGACGCTTCGTACCCTCCCGCTATGTACAAGTCAGCAAGTTCTTGAATGAAAGTTTTTAACCCTTCAGCACTTAACATAACTCCTTGCGGATAGTCAGGTAAAGTTCCGGGTGGTTTCTCTGTTGGATCTGCCATCAGGTTCTCCTTCTCAAACCGGCATCAGGATAAAACTGCTGTTGCATAGCAAACTTCTTCAAACGATCAGAATCCCATCCCTGATCGGCAGGAGGCATAATAGTTTTACGATTAGGTTTCCTCCATATATGAGGAAGATCAGCAGATACTTCCACCCCAAATCTCGGAGCTGAACTAATAGCTTCTTCTTGATCTTTTATACTGTCATAACCAACGAACACAGCGTCACCATTCTGTAAATCTATTTGCACATCTTTAGGTAAAACCTTCTCAGGGTTCTGTCCTACCCGACGAAGCTCACCAGTCATACCATCAAATATAGAAGGATCTTCCGCACCAGCGATAATCGTCGAACCAGCTAAAGCAGAGTTCATACCAAAAACTTGATTAGCAAGCCCCGGATTTAAAGAATCAATGCTCTGATGCCCAGTACCTTTCGCCCCTAACCCAATCTTCGATCCTAAACTAGAAGCTAAATCTATGAGTTTACTTACATGCTGTGGATTTTGATCTAACCATCCTGTTAATGCGCCTCCACCAGCAGAAGCTAACATCCATCCATAAAATTTTCTAACAGTGTCATCAAGATAAACTTCATCTTGATCGAATGGCTCGCCTTTACCCGGACCGCTACCTGACCCAGTATTAAAAGGTGAACTGGGATCTTCCCCAACTGGGAACTCACCCGGAGACTCGTCAAGATGGTATTTCCTTTCTCGCAAAAACTTACCCATTGCTTCTTTTTGTACTTCAGGATCCATGAATGGTTCAAATGGAGTGAGTCCAGCGTCTTGGTCAAATGGTTGAGTGCCTTCTAGTATCTTGTCCCATATCTCATCATCGAACATACCTGCTAAGGATTCTTCAGGATCAATAGCAAATGTGTTAGTAAATTTGTGAAAATAGTTACCAACATTCTCACCGAACCCTTCAATAAAAATATCGTCACTCTCACCCATGAGTGTCTCTAAACCCTCAAGATTAAAGAATCTAGGATCTTCGAGTAATTCGTCTATAGACACACCCTGATTCTTAGCTATTTCACCAAGCTCATCAACCAAACCTTCGAAGTAAGTATGAAAGTTGGTTGCTTGATCCATTGAGTTTCTTGTAACACCTGATTCCACCAGTTCAAGAAATCTAGCCAAAGGATCAAAATTAAGGAGAGCTTGCAAGTCCGGCTCTCCTGATAGGGGATTATGAATTGGAACATTTGCATTTATCCAGTCTTCATCAAACCCTTGACGAAGTATTTTCTCAAGCATGTCAGTATCAGCGGCCGCCTTTATCTGTTCGAAAGGGGTTGCAGGCATTTCCCCAGCTACTATCCTCTCATAAACAATCATTGCATCATCTACCTCAAGACCCACATTTTCAGCAAACCTAATAATTTGTTGTTCTAACTCGTCGTTCCACTCAAGAAGAGGGTTTACCTCAATTTCTAATTCTTTTGCAGTATTCTTTTTTCGTATACGATCTCGCTCTTCGGGTGTTCTTTCAGTTCCATCTGGACGGAAATCAGGATTCTCAGGGGTGTTTTTTATACGCTCTATTCTTATCTTTTCTTCAAGCTCTTGTATTTTTTGTCTACGCTCTTCGCTAGTTCGACGGCTACCATCTTTCCTAAATATAGGATGATCGTCTGCTTCTATTCTTTTGTTACGCAACCAAGAATGTAAATGTTTACGAAGTTCGAGTTCTACTACATCTGGATCATCAAGATAAGCGGATAAATCTGTTAAACCTGAAGTGGGACTGTCCTTATCTATCATCATTTCAAGTTCTGCTATAGTCACATCTGACGAAGTTAAACGCTTGTGGTGGTTCTCTATAGCTAATTTCATGTACCCACCATCTGCCAACTCCTGATTAGTAGGGTTATAATTCATGCCACCTTTAACCGCACCCGCACTATGCTCTTCTTTAAATAGTGTCCTAGCCTCAGCAAGAAGATCAGGATCAGTCCACGGGTCATCTATAATCCAATGATCCGCATTTCTTATTGCTTCGTCAATTTGTCCCATTATTTCTGCATACTGATTATATAAAGCATCATCTAAAAGCTCTGACTCGTATAACTCATCTAAAACATCGCGCCAGTCTCGTGGACCTATAGAACCCGGAGTACCTCGTTTACCTAGAATGTATTCATCGTGATCTAAAATACTTTGCCAAACCGCACGAAATTGTTCTTCCCATTCTTCTCTATTAGCCGCTCTATTAATAGGAACAATACTGTCACCGTGATCTCGCACCATCTCAGTAAACTTTTGTACACCCGGATCAGGATTAGCACGTTGCCAATATTCCTGTACCGCTATTTCATATTCACGCACTGAAGCAAAATCTGAAGGATCAGGTTTTTCAAGCACTTGACTGGGGCGCACTTGGTCAGGGAACGGCGTTATAATAGCATCCTGATCTGGCTCTATAAAACCACCGGAAGTTCTTCTTGACTTTAAACCACTTACACTTGTAAGAGTCTTAGGCGTAACATAATTGTCAGGATTAAGCCACTTAACAAATTTGGAAGCGGCGTTACCCATAGCGGCTCGACCAGCAGGTCCAAGAGCGACACCTATACCTAATTCAAGTCCCCATTCAAGAGCGCTATTAGGGATGAGAGGTATCAGATGATCGAACTTGCCTTCATGTGGCATGGGGACAGGAAAAACGTCTTGCTGGTAAGGAGAAAAAACTCTGTTGTCATCCATGTTTTCCATTGGTGTATATCTTGGATGTTCCATTGCTTTTCTGCGCGCTTCTTCATTAAACAAATATGATTGTTGTCTTCCTTCGGCTTCTACTGATGGGCGTAACTTAACTCCCGGTCGTCTAGGATCACCACCAGCCGCTATAACTTCTTCAGTGTTAGGTCCAACAAATGTCCCTTGCCTACCAGTTAAAACATTATTAGGTCGGTAAACACCATGAGTGTAACCAGCTTCAAATATGCCGGGTTTCTCTGAAAAAGGATTCTGTGTATAAAACTGATTTGTATAAACTGTTTCATTTTGCAATCCGACATTAGGATTAAAACCAGCCCTACCAGATGAAGAACCACCTCTTGTTGCAGGAATAACTTGTGGTTTCACATCCCACGCATACATAAGTTCTCTTGTTGAAACACCCAAAGTTTTAAGATTATCAACTATAGAATTATAACTAGATAAACCCCATTGGTTTGCTAGAACATCAGCTTGTTTAATAAACAAATCGGATTCAACAGGATGTTCAAATGGGACAGTCCCCATCTCCGAAGTTTTTGGAAGTTTAGTATTAAGCCCTTCAGCCCATTCACCCGGATCAGAAGTAACAGTATTACCTACCGATCTTTGATGAGCCATAGGTACACCCATCTCCATAACAGATATATGTATCGCTCTTAATAATTCCAGATAAGCTTCGGCCGCTTTCCGTTCAGAATATTTAACTGTCATTGATTTCTTCCTGTCGGCATGTTAGTCAAGTTACGTCTTCTAGATATAACATTAGCTATCTGAGCGAACGGTTGTGGGTTCACACCAGTCAACTGATTAGCTTTAGCTATACGTTCCTCTAAAGTTCTAAACAATTCAGGCTGTTCAGCAGTAGGTTCTAACGCTAACTCTTCCCGTATCTCTTGTGCCATGCGTTCATAATCACGCATCGTGTATGCGTAATCTGTACCAACTCTCGATCCTAAAGTATGACCAAAAGTATTTAATGCATTAGCTAACGAACCGCTCTCACCAACAGCGGCTTCTTCTCCTTGTTGCTGTATAAGATCCAAGAAGAAACTAACGATAACATCCCTCGCCGCTTTTCTAGTAACGGCTCTAGGGTCTACGTAATCGTCATAAGCAACATCCATCTGATTAAATATTGTCCCTCGATCTTGAGTTGTAACATTAGGAACTTTTTGGAACTGACCCGGATTTAAACCTGCCTGATAAAAAGGTTTCGTAGCTGTTGTACCCGGATCCCAAGCTGGCGAGTTTTCTATTGCTTCTATTTCTTCTTCGCTTAAAGCACCTGATTGTTTAGCGTAACGGTAGTAATCAAAATCAGAATCGTTAGCTCCTATGAAAACATTCTCATCCCAGTTTTCATCTTGGTAAAATAATCTCATAGCAATATCAGCAACCGCCTGCTGTGCAGGTAAACCGCCTCCACCAAAAGCTTCCTCAAACATTTCTTGATCCTCACCCAAAGGAGAGTCTCTCATTTCTTTTATCTGGGCTTTAAGTTTCTCACGTACATTAGCTTTACCTTCATCAGAAAAAGTTCTACCACTTCTACTAGCGAGACTATCTAATCCACCGATCACACTCTCTATAGCATTCAAGTACCCTGTTTCTTTTCCACCTCTGCCCGGAAGAGTTTCTAATTTACGAGCAACACTTCTGTTTATAACAGTGTCTAAGTATGCGGAACCATCAGGTGAAAGTTCTGCCTTGGGTGTATTTAATCCTTCTTGGAGGAAATCTACCTGCAACATTTGAAGAGCGTCAGTAGTTGGATCGGCAGTAGCTCCTGCTTCTCCACGTACAAGACCCGGAATTTCTAACTTGCCCCATTCGGCAGGAGCGCCCATGTAACCCCATGCGTATAACTCTTGTTGTATTTGTGCAACAAGCGAAGAGTATCCGTTTCCATCTCTCGTCTCGTTATATAGTTTGTCCATGAAATAGTGGGCATCCATTGGACCGATCTTGCCATTTGAAAATAAATCTTTAACGCTTTCAATATCTCCGAAAGCTGTGCCGTCGAAAGAAGTAATGAAACCTATTTGGTTTGCTAAGGATTCATCATCTCCATCGACAGAAGGTAGTATTCCTTCGCCAAGAGTTGCAACATCTGGTCCTAATAAAAGCGCTCTGTTGTTTCCTATAAGATCTTCAGAAGCGGCCATTATTGCTTTCTCAAAGTTTTCTGCTACTAGATGCTCAAAAGCGTTATGCCCCCACATTTGATTCATGTTCGCTATGTTTACGCTAGCAGTTGATTCACCTGCTCTTCTGTAACTAGGTATGTCCATGCCATTATTTACAGAGTTCCCTAGCACTCTAAGAATCTCAGCCATTGTTTCTCTGCCGGGTTCACCTTCAGGCAAGTAAGGTTTATCCCATCCTCTTTCTTCCCAATCCCAATTCTCGTCAGGGTTAGCTGAAGCCATAATATCAAAAGCTCTTTGCAGTTCAGCTTGCACCTTGTCTTTAACTTGAGGGATCTTAGTCCAGTTAGACGCAATATAATTGTAAACCGTATTACGGTTTTCTATATTGCTCAGATCCAATAATTGAGCAGACGGTTTACCATCATCTCCCATGAACTGTGTTCCACCTAACAGGATTGATTGTCCTAGTGGCGCGCCTTCACGTTCTAATCGAGAAATGCCATGACCAGTAAGCCAGTTAATAAACTTTATGAAAGCAGTTTCTTTACTTATGGAATCGAAATGGATTTCTTTTATTGTTGTACGACCAGTGCCTTGTTCTGTTAGATCGCTACCATCAGAGTCATAGTAATCAGCAGAGTCTCTTCTTGCGTCTTCTGTTGATTCATTTTTTCCTCCGAGCCAATCATCAAGCCATTGTAAAGAATAGAAATCAAACTCATCTTTAACAAATTGTGATACACCACGACCAATATTTTCAGCACCTGTGCGGTAATGATCCCCTTCTGGTCCCATCACTGTGTCATATAAGGCATCACCACCTCGGCCTATAATATCATGCGCTTCATCACGAACGCCTTCTATTGTTGGAGCCATCGCTTCATTAAGACCAGTCGGATCAGGTAAACCCATATTACTCATTAGACAAGAACCCCTGTGTTGATATTAATATTGCCACCATCATATTTAGCTAACCAACTCTCTCCGATCAAAGGTACGAATACACTATAGAATAGCTCATTCAACCACGGTTTGTTATTGCTAAATGATTCTAATACTCTATAATACTGCGCTCTTAAAGCGTCACGTTTTGCTTGAGCGTCAGGAGTAGTCAACCCTTGCAATGCATCCATCTTGTCTTGGAACCCTACAATCGTAGCCATAGCAGTTAACACATCTTCCTTATGCAACCCTTCAGGAGCTAATTCAGGTGTTTCTAAAATGAGCCTAAACTGGTGTATAGTTTCCTCCCTACGTAACCTAGAAGTCCCAGTAGTAATAGAATGATTGAATACAGGATGTTGACTCTTAAACGATTCAAGCCATATATCCCACTTATCTTGCACCTCCTTAGTGTCCATACCAGCACTTTTAAGCGCTTCCTTTTGTTTCAAATACCTGACCCTATGCTGACTATAAACACCATAAGAAACATTAAAGTAAAGACTCTCTAAGAATTCTTCAGGTGTTCGTAAAGAACGCAACCCTATATTCACTTGTCTTTGTTTAGCTTCAGCTACATACTCATCATCTTCAGGATCAAAATCTCTAGGCATAAAGAAAGGACTCGCCATCTTAAATGATCTAGTAAACTCATCATTATCAACTAGCCAACGATTAGCATCTTGTGTTGTTTCTAAAACAGCGAAAGGAATCTTTTCATAAGCACTAGTACGGAATGGTGAGAACTGCATAGCATTAAAATCCTCACCCGTTCTAGCTTCTATGTTCTTAACCCACTGAGGGTAAGCTTCTTCATAAGGCATACCTAATTCAAGAAGATCATAAAACTCTGAGTTCCATTCCCAATTCTCATTTAATGTAAGGTCAGCTAAGTAACCTGTACCAGTACCAAAGAACCATGTCATAGCTTGAAGCAACTGGTATTGCTTCGCCATAGCATCAACCTTCTCTAAGAATTCTTCTTGGAATAAAGCAGGGTTATCAGCACCAGCAATCTCTTGCTCAGTAGGTATCTTATCTTGCATAGCTAAAAACTTGAGAACATCAATCTTTGCTTTGTTCCTAGCTTCACCTTCAGGTCCATCAATATTAGCTATTTGCAAACTTCTTGTTAAAATCGCTGGCATGAAAGAAGACCAAGTAGCTTTCCACAATGACTCAGCGTTAGAGGAAACCTCACTCACACATCTGTATCTGCCACCAACTAGATTATCTTCAAACAACTTTCTGATCTCAGGGT